AACCGGTGTATAATAATCTTATCGTCATTTACTTAGTAGATCTACCATGACTTCAAATACTTTCACTACTAGCATTTCCACCGCCGCGATTACTATTATTTCGGCAATCTTGTATTTTTTGACGGGCTGGGAATTTTTTGTTTGGGTAGTAAAATTTGTCATTGGTGTGGGTGTAATAGTGAGCTTGATTACGGCCACTATTACGCGTGGAAATAAATTTGGCGCACATAAAAATAAATTAAAAATCACTTTTACTAAAACTACACGTAGAAGTTTGTTGACTGCATGCATTGCTGATGGTGCAATGTGTTTTATGATGTATGCCAGTGGTAATATGATTTGGATCATTGCACGTGCAATTAGTTTCGCAATTATGTGGAGCGTTATATTTCTTCACAAAAATGCCGTATAATATCATCAACATTACCAATTTTGAAAGAATATACCATGTTTCCGACTATTTCTTATCTGTCTGATTTGCTGCCGGCCATTGATGGTAATGAACAATTTCGTGCACAAGTTCAAGAAAATGGCTGTACTATTGTGTGCTATATGTTGAAGGATGAAGATACTTTTGCTGGCGAAAATAGTGACTTGAAGGCGGAATGTCGTGGCATTACTTTTGCACCTGATGGCACAATTGCATCAAGAACTTTGCACAAGTTCCCAAATGTTGGTGAATCTGAAGAAAGTTCTCCCGCAAATATTCCTTGGGACAAAATTGTTCGGGTGATGGATAAGCGTGATGGAAGTATGATTACTCCTGTGCTTATTGGTGACAAGATTGTTTGCAAGACTAAGAAGACTTTTGATTCACCTGAAGCTAAGGCCGCGACAGATTTCATTTACATGGATGTGAACAGAGTCAAGTGGATTAAGCGAATTTTGGCTGCTGGTTATACGCCTATTTTCGAGTGGACTTCGCCGCGGTTTCCGATTGTGCTGATTTATTCGAAAGACGAGCTGTCACTGTTGCATATTCGTAATAATATTACTGGTGAATATGTGGTTGATCTTGATCGAGATAATCATTTCATCATTGATTGTGCATTTCCGATGGTTCAAAATATCATCAGCGATTTTGTCATGGACGGCAAGTTTCAAGGTGATTTGATTCTAAAGGCTGCGACCTTTACCACTGGTGTTGAAGGTTGGATTATCCAAGCCTATGATGGACAAATGTGGAAAATCAAAACAATGTGGTATGTTGACCTACATCATAGTGTAACTTTTACTCGTTATCGCGATGTTGCAAAGACTGTAGTTGCAGATGCGTCAGATGATTTGAAGGCCGCATTTGCTACCACTGGCCGAAGCATCGCGCCTATTGTTGCAATTGAGCATGAAGTATTTGGGCGTATTGCGGAAGCTCAAAAACAGGTGCATGATATTTTGGAAGAGGCTAAGGTGGAGCAGTTGGATGCAAAGGCTATTGCACTAAAGCATCGGGCTCATCCGCTATTCTCACAAATCATGCGAATTTTTCGCCATGGTGAAGTTGATTGGTTTGAGTGGTATATGAAGAATTGCATTGATATGCATTCGTTGGAAGTAATTCCTGTTGAATCTTAATTAAAGGAGATTATTATGGCATGTGGTGGTAATTGCGGTGGTTGCACAACTTCTCTTCAAGAGGGCAATGAATCTGGTGAAGTGGATTATTCCGATGAACAATTTCTGCGAGTTCAAGCGCTCAATGCAGCAGTAGCATTGGCACAATATGAAAAATATGCAGATTATTCGCATGTGGTTAATAAGACTATTACCACGGCAGAACGGCTATTGGCATTTCTTAAGGCGTCGTAATTTCTTAAATAAGCTCTCCCTAAAATCAATAAATATGGAAGAGCTATAAAGGAAAAATATATTATGCCAAAATTTGTTAGAACTGCACGTGGCGATATGGTCGATTTCGATTTGTTGGCAATTAAGAATCAGTTGGCCTCAGCACCTGTTCCTAAGGCGGTTAATGACCGTGTTGGAATTATCAAAGCAGTCGACGCAGGCAAGCCATTAGTCACTGCAGCACCTGCACCAACTAAAACTAAAACACCAGAGGATACACCCGAATGAATTTAATTCCGCTTAATGATTCTGTTCTATTTGAATTTCTTGATGAAACGAGTGGTTCACAAGGAAAGTTTACTGACCGCATTCGTTCTGAAGTAGGAATTATTATTCCTAACATTGGCCGTAATCATGATTCTAAAAAGCCTCGTTGGGGCCGCGTATTAGCTATTGGCCCAAAGGTTGACGGTATTAGTGTTGGTGAGTATATTCTCATTGAAGCTATGATGTGGTCTAATGGAACAAAACATGATGGCCAATCATTTTGGAAGACTGACCCATCTCGTATTATGATGGTCACTGACGATATTAACGCCACGATGGAATAAAACTTTATTCTTATTCAATAGGGAGCATATGCTCCCTATTGTCGTTTCTGTGCCCATTAAATATTTGTTGAACATGGCTTATTAGTAGCCGTTGGATAATGATGAATTTAGCATTTTTTATTCTACTCAGCGCCGTTATTTTAGAAGGTCTTGGAAGTACTATTTCCATTATTGGCGCATCTGCAATGTTTGGCAATAACATTCTCATTCTCTGTTTATTTGGAATGTTGGATATTGCCAAATTACTCATTGTCACCTTGCTGTATAAGCGATGGGCGAAATTAAATTTTGTATTGCGGCTATATGCTGTTATTGCAGTGGTGGTGACTATGGTGATTACCTCAACTGGTGCGGCAGGTTATTTGACATCTGCATTCCAAGAAGCCATTGTTGGAGTTCAACAAGGAACTACACAGGTTGAACTTCTTCAGGTTGAGCGAACAAAATTAGAAAATAGAAAAAATGAAATAGATGAACAAATCTCAAATTTGCCAACATCTGATGTTAAGGGCCGTGTTAAGTTGGCAAGACAGTTTGCCACTGAACAGAGGAGCGTAACAGAAAGAATTGCCACGCTAGACAAGCAGATTACTGAATTGAAAGTTCAGCACATTGATACTGAGGCGCATGCTGGCCCAATTTTGACGTTAGCAAAAGCTGCTAATATTGATACAGGAACAGCCGTTAATTTAGTTGTTGGCATGGTAATATTAGTGTTTGACCCATTAGCTGTGTTCATGGTTATTATTGGGAATCATCTGTTGAAAGCTCGGGAAGAAATTGAATTAGAGATCCCTGGAGACATAAAAATAATTAATGATGTACCTATTATCGAAGAAAAGATATCACCCCTGGAATCACCTGATGACACACCAGAGATATTGCCATTTGTTCCAGTAAAAGAAGTAATGCAATTTCCCATAATTGAAGAACAAAAAATAGAAGAGCGCATTAGTGATATTCCTATTATTGTAGAAAATAAAGAAATAACTCCTGTGGATAATACTCGGCCAAATACACCACAAGATGAAGAGCCAGCTGTTGAACACATGCCAGAGTTGACCTTAGAATTATTGCCACCGGATGAGGTTGAAGAACTGTCAGAACCTATCCGCGAAGTAGACATCTACACTGATTTAGACGCTGACATTCAAGCGCTAGAAGAAGAAATGGCTGCCGATGCTGAGATTTTACAGGATATAATAGCTACATCCTCTAGAAATGAGGTGATTACTAAAGAGATGTTGGCAGGATATCAAGCTCAGATTTTTTGGACGGATGTTCCGCCAGCACAAATGTTGTCGTATTACTCACATTGATGGAAATTTATGGAACACACTACTTTTGGCAATTCCCCAGCTAGTCTGTATATGGTTGAGATGATTAATAATCATCCTAACTCGAAAATTGTTGGTCGTAAGGTTGGCCGTGTTTATAGCACATTTACTTCAGCTATGCAAGGTATTCATACTGCGCAAACACATGGGCTGATGACTGCACGTGATGGAAATGCCATTGTTGAAGCACTGTGGAATACAACTTCTGCAAAGCTAGAAGTAGCAGATATTGGCGATGAACACATTAAGAATCTGTTACGAAATGTGTTAAGTGGCATGGTATCAAGTTATCGTAGGCGGGCGGCCAAGGCAGCTCGTCATAGTCGTATTGCTCAACGTGCATCAGGTGATAATTGCCCATTTACTCCGCTCAATGCGACAGATTATGATGATACAATTACCTCTGATTTGCTAAAGGCTAGGTCGGCAGATTATCTTGCTCGTCATGACAAAATTAATACTCTGTACTAAAATATGACAATTAAACAACCATGGGAAATTAAGTATCGTCCTAAAAAGTTGGATGATATTATTTTTGATAAATTTGCTACAGCAGAAATTGTTAAAAAGTGGATTGCAGATGGCGTCATTCCAAATTTGCTATTATCTGGGATTCGTGGAACTTATTCGTGAACTGAATATTGATAAAATCGATGTGTTGACGATTAATTGTTCAAATGAAAAAATTGATGGCCTTCGAGATAGGGTTATTAGTTTCGCCTCAACAATGCCAATGGGCGAGTTGAAGATTGTTCAACTGGAAGAATTTGACATGATGTCGCTGGAAGGTCAAGGCCTTTTGCGCAGTGTTATTGAAGACAGTTCAGCCACTTGTCGGTTTATTGCCACAGGTAATTACCTGAACAAAATTATTCCCGAATTACGTTCGCGGTTTAAGGAACTTCATTTTACTGCACCAGCAAAGATGAACGTAATGTTACGTTGTGCTGAAATTTTAGTTGCGGAAAATATTGAATTTTCTGAAGACGCGCTAATTCAAGTTGTGGATGCTGCGTATCCTGATATTCGAAAGACTATCGGCAATCTTGAACTGGGGTCAACAACTGGTGTGTTAGTGCCAATTACGTCTGGTTCGGGTGCTGTGGATTTAACGCAATTAATCAAGGCCATTAAAGCTAAAAATTTAGCTAATGTGCGGAAGATTATTTCGGAAGATTTTACACGCCCTCAGTTGAATGATATTCCAGGGTTGCTGTATGAACAGCTAGCCATGTTGAATGTTAAAGATGAAGCGCAAGCGACAATTCTGTTAGCACATTATGCAGCTCAACATACTCTAGCGGCTAGTCCAGATTTAAACATTGCAGCTCTCTGCGTGGAGTTAATGCTATTGGGTGATACATGAATGGATTTGCCGAATATTTGAATTTTTTAGGAACATTAAATTCAACACATCCTGCACAGGCGTATGCAAATATTTCTCCTGCGTATCGTGAGAGTATTCATCCATTTCCATCAATGATTTGGTTGGGCGGCGTTAATGATGCCCAGCGCATTTTAACATTGGCTAATACTGCTAATACGAAAATGTTCCAAGTTAAGGATAAGGCATTAGCTTTTGGCTTATTAGCGTCATGTTGCACGGAAAAGCATTCATTGCGGTGGATTAAGCCAGCTGCAGGAAATCATGATGGAACTATCATTGATGTCATCGCACAATATTTTGATATTGGCGTGTCTGACGCGGCAATATATGTTGAACGGTATTCTGTGGATGATATTATGGAAATGGCTGGTGACCTTGGGTTGTCAGATGTTGAATTAAAGAAGCTCAAAGATGAACTTAAATACCATGGACCCAGAGAAGTTAAAACAAGCAGCCGCCCATCGAAGAAGCGTAGTTCAGCCTGAACAAAAGAAAGTTCGGTGGGATTGTTCTCGTTGTCTCGGGTCATGGGCAACTGAGAGAGGGTGGGAAAATCACTTTTGCAAAGAAGGTGAACGATTTCGTATTCTCCAAGAACCAGTTGGCAAGGTTGCATATGAAGCTTATTCAATTTGGAATAAGAAGCAGAAGCGGGCGGCACCCCCACCTGAAACATTTATTGCCAGTCGACATTGGACCGCATTTATTAATTTTGCAACAATGTTTCGTAAAGCAACGATTCCAAATTTAGATTCATTTGTTGATGCGATGGTTCGGGCAGGGCAATCGCCAACAATGTGGTGTAATCCACATGTTTATGCCACATATCTAGAATGGTATGATAATGTGAAATCACCAATTGAACAACTAGTATCCAGTCTTGATTGGGCCATTGCACAGACTAAACGATATGACGTAGAACCTAAAAAGCTGTGGGCAACAATGGAGCCTGACAAGATTATTAGTGCTATTCGTTCGAGGCACCTAAGTCCGTGGATGGTATTTTATAGCACAACATTTTTGGAGTGGCTACGTAATGCCCAACCAAATATCAAGCAGGCTATTAGTGATGCTATTGATCCAACCGCATTTTCTATCTACAAAACAAAACATGCGCATTTAGAAAATGATTTGTATGCAGCTGTGGCTGAAGAGGGTTTTTAATGTCCTCAGATATTGACATTGATTTACCATCAAATGTAAAAATTGAAAAACTATTTCCAACATGGGTAAAAGCCAGTATTAAGACGGCTGGCGAGTTGTCACCACATCCCTGTGGATGGTATCCACAACAAATTGGATGTGACCCAATAACTGGATTATCAGCGGCGCCGTATGATATGGCTGAAGAAATTGGATACACAAAAATAGACTTCTTGCATTTACATGTTTATGAAAAGTTGGCATCACGTATAGAATTAGAACAAATGGTAATGAAAGAACCTGATTGGGGATTATTGCGTCTTCCAACAGTGGTGGCAAAACTTTTTCAGCTGTCAAATCATTACAAATTATTAGATGAACTTCGGCCAACCAGTGTTGAAGAACTTGCCGACATCATGGCATTGATTCGTCCTGGAAAAAGTAATTTAATTGAAATTTATAAAATTAACAAAGCTTTAGCTCGTAGAACATTATGGGCCAAAGGTAAAGAAGGATACACTTTTAAAAAATCTCATGCTGCAGCCTACGCAATGGTGGTAGTAGTGCAATTGCATTTAGCAACAGAAAAGCGCCTTTAACAGTTTTCTTTTTAAAAATTAGCAGTATAATTATCTTATTAAATGGAGAAAATTGTGAATACTGTTTATCTTGATACGCGCACAGTGGGTTCACACATGTACGGCACTAACACTGCGGCTAGTGATATTGATTTGAAGACGATTTACCTGCCGGCGCTGGATGATGTTCTTCTTGGCAAGAAGATGTCCGTTTATAAAAAGCGTGTTGCTGCGGACGGAACGGTTATCGGTGTTTCAGCCAGTATGAGTGCAGGCGGCGTTGAAGAAGAATTTCACCCACTGACTGTTTTTATGGATGACTTTTTCGGCGGTCAAGCATGGGCCATGGAATATGCACATAAGGTGAATGGCTCAGGTGAGTTGCGTGATACGTTGTTTAAGACGATGGTGGCCGATATGGTAGAGAATTTTTCTACTAATAATCTGGCTCCTATGGTTGGATTTGCAGTAAAGCAGTGTTTCGATTATGTTCGCCGCGCAGAACGCATGGCACTAATTGGTAATATCATTCATGATATTGAAACTGTTTACAGTGAAGCAATCAAGCCAGGAAATAAGACGCGGCTGTACGCAATTAGTGATTTCCTTTTGGAAAAATATGGTAGCGCTGGAGTAGTTGTTGAGGGAACAACTTCAGTGGCTATTGGAAAGAATGGCCGTGCAAATATCTCTGATGAAATTACAGAAGTTGCTAATTTGAAAATTAATGGCCGCGTATATCTTGGAACAGTAACAGTTCTTGATTTTTATAATAGTGTAAAATCACTTCACCAACAGTATGGTGACCGTGTGACTAATACGTCTACTATGAATGTCGACTGGAAAAGTTTGTCTCATGCTGTTCGCGTATATCGTCAAGTAAGTGAATTGCATACATCTGGGGTTATCACTTTTCCTCGCCCTGACACCACTGAACTTATTAATATCAAGCTCGGAAAGGTTTCTATTGATGAAGTGAAGAATATCCTCCGAAAGCTTGATGATGAAGTGCAATTGTTGGAATGTAATTCTATTCTTCCTGCAAAAGATTCTGCACTTCAAGATAAGTTTCAACAATTTAAGCTTAACTACTTACTCAAGTTCTATGCGATTGATTTTGCCGAACTTGTGAAACTTGATGTCGGTGGGTGATTTGACAAAGTTGGCTCGGCGGCGCCGAATTTTAGGTTCTTCATCAAAATGGTACTTGAATTCGGCGCCAACTAGACGGGTAACATGGCATAAATCAAAAGTACGATAAATGGGCGACAAAATTTCTGTTAGCCCATTTTTGCTTATTTCAAAAGATAATGGATGCATTTCACTTGATTTGTAAAACCACGTAACAGCTAATGTTAGGAAATTTTTCAAATCAATTTTTGTAGTTTGACATGCATCTAATACATAAGCATGAATTTCATCAGCCGTGATATTATCAATGATGACTAAGTAATTTACATCTCTGTATCTTAACAGTGAGGTGATATGAAGGTTGCTTGCATCACTAACATGCTCAATCGGAAGAGGTGGAATTTTTTTGCGGCTCATGATGTTTGTGTTGTATAATTATATTTATGTTCATTTTGGAACACTATTTTAGGAAGGTCATATGACAAATTTTGTGTCTATTTTGAAGCAATGTGAAGCGGCAACGGGTTCTGGTTCTAAAAAGGTTATTGCCGGGCTTATTGCACAAATGGATATTGATGCGCAACGACTAACACTTGAAGCACTCACCGCATATCGGGTTTTTGGCATTAAAAAGTATGTCATGCCAAGTGTGTATGCATCTGAAGATGCATATATTGATGTGTTCTTTTCGTTATTGGATGATTTACATGATAGGCATCTAACAGGCCACGCCGCCCGCACTAGCATCACAAATGTGTTATCTCTTTTTACACAAGAGACATCATGGTATTTGGCCAAAATTCTTGATAAGAGTTTGAAATGTGGGTTTAGTGAGGATACTTTTAACAAGGTTTGGCCAGATAACCAGATTCCAACTTTTAAGGTCATGCTTGCTGATAAGTATGATACTGATGAGGAGGTGATGGCTAATATTTCTAACCTTAACTTGGTTGAGGCAAAATATGATGGTGAGCGAACAATTGCAATTGTCTCCGATGGTAATGTAAAATATTACAGTCGTTCAGGTAAGGTTGCAGAACACGTTAGTGGTTTATTTGATGCCGAACTTTTATGTCTTCGTGATGATGTTGGTGAGGATATTATTGTTGATGGTGAACGTTATGCATCCAACTTCAAAGAAACTATCAATGCCAAGAAGGAAGGCAATGACTTTGCGAAAAGTCAACTTCGTTTTTACGCATTCACATACATGTCACTTGTTGACTGGATGTCGAAGAAGACAGCTTTAACACAAATTGGCGCCCGCAATGATTTGATTGAGCGAATTGCCCGGCTCAATTTGAAGAAGATTTCTATTTCAACAGGTAAGGTGGTGAATTCGCCGGCAGAAGCCAAAGAATTTTACCATGAAATGGTTGCCTTAGGATATGAAGGTCTTATTCTTAAGGACCCAAATGCGGTGTATGAGTGGAAGCGTTGTAAGTCATGGTTAAAGTGGAAGCCATTCTTTGATTTTGATGGCACTGTCATTGGGCTATACGCAGGTAATGCCAAAACTGCACGAGAAAATAGTTTGGGCGGTCTTATTTTCGAAGGATATGATGAGCAGGGCCGCCACGTTATCACTAAGGTTGGTAATGGCTGGACAGATGAAGAACGTGACCACATCTTCAATAATTCACATTTGTATATAGGGCGAACAGGCACCATCTCTTATCAAGAAATGTCCGAAGCTGAAGGAAAGCCTGGTGTTTTTGCTTTACGTTTTTCATCATTCGAACATTGGCGCGATGATAAGTAAAATAACTTTGGAGATAAAATGGTACCACTTATTGAATATGGATATTCTATTTCATTACATGATGAAAATTTGCCAGCAACTGGCGGACTTGGATATTATGCTCATCAGGAAGATGAAGTTAAGCAACGCGTAAGTGAATGGAATACTTTTACCCAGGAGAATTGTCCTCACGTGGCAATGTTACATGGTGAAAAGTGCCGACTATGTGGACGAAGATTTACGTTCACATGGATTGTTGATAAGCCACAAGAAAAAATTGATACAGTGTATGAATTGATTTCTGGACCAAAATTTGAATGGATTCCATATGCACAATTGCGTGGTGTAATTCTTTCAAAGAATAATCAAAAACTTCCAGGTATGTTGGTTGTTGATTTGGCACAGTTAGATACTTCTTTTGACATGGCAATTAAAAATTACATGTCCACTTATCATGTCGTGAAAGTTGGTGGTAATTGGCAAATGGGCCCATGGCATGAATTATCTGAAGAAGATATCCATTCATTTAAGAATCTTGTACTATCCATGAAGGAATGATAATGAGTCAACCACGTTGGCATTCAATGTTAGAAACGATTGCTAACGTAGTTGTTGGTATTGCGGTGTCATTGATTATTCAGATTACTATTATGCCGCTAGTTCTTCATGTACAACCAACAATCGAACAGAACATGGCGTTAGTAGCTATTTTCACTATTGCTAGTATCATACGTGGATATGTAATGCGTCGGTTATTCAATAAAATAAAATATGGGAGGAAAGAACATGTCTGAAGGTGGATTTACTCCAGCAATGGAGGAAAAGATTAAAATGGCTGCATATAGAATTTCTCGTGAATTGCAAAATGTGTCAACACTATTGCCCAGTCAAAATTCTCAAGCATTAATTCAATTGACTATGCAGCATGTTAATAGGATTATTTCCGGCGAGAATGACGTGATTATTGGTGAATGCAAGGATGTTTCTGATGGTGCATCTGATAATGCGGCTTCGGCGGAGAAATGATATGCTTATTCGATATTGCTCAGATATGCATTTGGAAGGTTTTTCTTCCCACCCCTTGAATGTACTTGAAGAACACTTTTTACCACCAGATGGAAAAGACGATAATGCAGTATTAGTGCTAGCTGGAGATATATGCAGTCATAAGGAAACCCTTATTGGGTTTTTAAATTACATTGCACCACGATTTAAGGACGTCATTTTTATTAGTGGCAATCATGAATATTATGGATATGATTATCATGAGTGGAATGATGAAGTGTCTGCGCGATTGTCTACGATTAATAATTTACACACGTCATTAGGCGATGTTAATTCATGGGTTATTGATGGTGTTAGATTTGTGGCTGGTACTATGTGGGCAGATGGTGGGCCAGTGCAGAATGAACAATTTGTTAGCCAATATCTTCATGACTTCAAGGTTATAAAATATGAAGGTCACAAGTTTACTGTTGATGACATGAAGTTATTAAATCTGCATCAAGTAGAAAAAGCCAAACAATTAATTAACATGCCGTTTGATGGAATCACTGTGGGTATTTCACACCACGTGCCATCATATTCTTTCTGCCATCCAAGATTTGGTTGGATTGTTGATGGAGGTTTTGCTTTTAATGGTGATTCTATATTCATGGCTGATAATGCTCCTGCAGTGTGGATTTTTGGACATACTCATGATACAATAGATAAACTTGTAGGAAATACTCATTTTGTTTGCAATCCAGCAGGATATAGACAAGAGTGGAACACGGCAATGAATAATTATTTTTCAGCTCCAAAATTTATAAATCTTTAACAAAGTAATATCATGTTAATTTATCACGAACAGATTGATTTAGAAATGGGATTTCATTTACTATCTGTTCCTAAAAAGATGCGACAATATAACGGCAGCCGTATTTCCGCGGCATCCGGGCTGATGTTGTTCTTGCATCACCGTCATAATTTGAGATGTTTCAACTGTGGTGTACAAGCATCATGTTGGGTCCTTAATAAGGGTTCAAAGGATAAAGTGGGTTTTCCTGTGTTAGATTTATTTGCCGAGAAAACTGGAAATTTAGTTCTTATGACACAAGACCACATTATTCCTGTGAGTCATGGTGGTGGTAATATGATAGAAAATTTACGGCCGGCTTGTGCCATATGCAATTTTGAGCGTGGAAATAATATGCATATTGACGACTGGGAATTTGTGAAAAATAATCCCCATCTTTTAGTTTAGTGTGTTATAATCATTTAACACAACTTTATGGTGTTATCATGGATGAAATGCCGCTAGACGAACTTAACAAGCTGTTGGATGAAGCTGTTATGATTTGGGAAATTATTTTTTACAATTGGGCACGAGATGCAGACGTTTCTACCTTTTGAAGATTTCCAGCGCACCGCGGAAGTTTTGGATTATCGTCGACTTGGCAAGCAGCGGGTTGAAGCAAAACAAATTTTGAACATTCTTACTGGTGCTGTGACTAGTAAAGGATGGACAAATCATCCAGCTACTCTAGCTTGGATAGGCCATGCTAATGGGTTGAAACATTATTTTAATGTCATTTCCACTGAATGGGTTCGGCGTGGTTATAAGCATAACATGGGATTTTTCGATGATGCAGATGAGCATGATATGCCAGACTGGTTAGGCATGCCTGAATTTCATCGCGCTCATCAATCAAATTTGATTCGCAAAAATCCTGAGTTTTACGTACCGCTGTTCCCTGGTGTTCCAGATAATTTGGAATATATTTGGCCATCAAAAATTACCATGCTGCACAAATAAGATATAATTGACCTAACAAAACAAGTAGGTGGTATTATGAAAATTTACAGTGTTGGTGGTGCAGTTCGTGATAAACTGCTTGGCTTGACTCCAAAGGATTATGATTGGGTCATTGTCGGCGCTGAAACTCCGGATGTCCAGAAATTGTTGGATGATGGTTATAGCCAAGTTGGCGCGGATTTTCCTGTGTTTCTTCATCCAACAACTGGTGAAGAATATGCACTGGCTCGCATTGAACGAAAAGTTGATGTTGGCTACCATGGTTTTACCGTCAGTGCTGGGCCAGAGGTCACTCTTGAAGAAGACCTTTCCAGGCGCGACATTACTATCAACTCAATGGCAATGGATGAATATGGCAATATCATTGACCCATATGGTGGTCAGCATGATATTGCCAATAAAATTCTTCGCCACACCTCACCTGCATTTAATGAAGACCCACTTCGTATTTTGCGGCTGGCTAGATTTGCTGCACGATTGGAAGGGTGGACAATTGCACCAGCAACTATTGTAATGTGTCGTGCCCTGGCAAGTTCTGGCGCGCTGAATGAATTGTCATCTGAGCGTATTTGGACAGAATTGAAGAAGGGCATTGTTGCAGGCAATATTGCAGTATTTGTCGAAACATTGAATATTTTGGGTGCCATTGAGCATTGCAATGTTTTGAGTCTCATGTTTCATACAGTGCCATCATTCGCAACTATCGACAAGTATAGTTCGAATTTGACGAAGTATGATGATGAGGATAAAACTTTTACTGTCGCTATTGCGGTGATGGTTAAGATATGCAACGGGTTTATACCGCTATTCAATGGATGTTCATCACGTATTGCAAAGTGTGAGGAATTGTTGAGTAGTGTTATGCCATCTGGATATAAAAATTCAGCTTTGAGCGTATATGCATTGCTGTGCAAAGCACGAGCATTTAGTCAAGGTGAAACATTTGGCGATTTTTGTGAAAGTGTTAGGGTAATGGAACTGGCAGATGCCCGCTCTGTTGGAATTAACTATGATTTCTTGCAGGCTGTTTATCATCGGGTTCGCGATATTACTGCTGCTGACTTTCCGGATGTTGTTGGACAGGAACTTGGCAAAGCCATTGCTGCCGCCCGCGTTAATGCGATTAGTACTATGTTGACATATTGGAGTTAAAATGGCATTTATGTTCATAATGGCATTTATTGTCATATTGTGTGCGGGTGGAACAGTATTCATGTTTCGACACTGTTCCTGGCAGTCTGTATTGTTGGCAGTTAGT